GACCCATATCGACTCCAGGTCCTGTAAGATGACCAACAAGAAGGAGATCGCCGAGTGGGTCAAGATCTACGGCGAGGACTCTGACTTCATCCGGGTACGTGTCCGGGGTGTATTCCCCAGGGCCGGCTCCACCCAGTTCATACCGACCGACATCGTCGACATCGCCATGCACAAAGAGCTGGAGTACGAGGTCTGGTTGCATGCACCCATCGTCATATCGGCCGACGTGGCCCGATTCGGTGACGATAAAACGGTCATTGTGGTGCGCCAGGGTCGCAAAGTACACGAACTTTTGCCTTTCCGTGAACTATCGACCATGGAAACAGCGAGCGAAATAGGGCTGAAAATCAAGCAATATATAGGGCTGAAAATCAAGCAATATCACCCTGTTGCGACGTTTGTCGACGCAGTAGGCGTGGGCGCCGGCGTCGTTGACCGGCTGCGCATGCTCGGTTATGACATAATCGAGGTGAACGCCGGCTCGAAGCCCGACGATGACGAGACTTACTACAACAAACGGGCCGAGATGTGGGGCCGGATGAGGGACTGGTTGCGCCAGGGTGCCGAAATACCGTACAATAGCGACACAAGGAAGGCCCTGATCGGTACAGAGTACGGGTTTGACGACAAAGAGCGGATCCGCCTGGAGCGGAAAGCCGACATGAAGAAGCGAGGAGAAGATAGCCCGGACGAAGGCGACGCAATAGCCTACTCGTTCGCGGAGATACTGGGCGATTCGAACATGCAGTCGTTCGAACCGGATGATAACTTTGAACCGGAGGACGCATGAAAAGACAAAAGGACTTTCTCAAGTGGGGAATATTCAGGGAGCCGGATGCAACGCATGTAGCCCCCTGCAACAGGTACGGCTCGCTCTATAGAGGCCATACCCTGTCAGAAGATTGTCCCTGTGGCCCGGCGCGAGAGAAGGTGTCGGGGAGAATTGATGGGCTTGGCGCCCTTCTCACTCACCGCAACATGGAGGAGAGGGAGGGCGAATTGCCATGGGATATGCAATAGTGATGCACGCCAGGTGTAAAAACCCCGCGTTTCAATATGATCACACGCCGAAGGCGGGGGAGAGGATAGACCCACGCCATATCACCACTCTCGGCGGCGAGTGGGTGCCGGACAACGCGGTAGGCATGCGGTGCGGCAGCTGCGGGTTGCGGCTGGATGCACGCTCGTTGGAACCAGGCCCGATGGTGTACGATATGGGCGACGAGGACGATATGGCCATAATTTACGGAGAATATGTCGATGAGTAAAATTGATCTGAGTACGAGTATTAGTGGCGCGGTGGCTGGTGAATCTCAGCTGGTCGCAAAGGATCTGTCTGCGCCCGAGGTCCCCATGGTTAAGATGACCCGGGGCGGCGGTGATCCGGTGTACGGCGACTATAACTACATCGATGAAGCGGAATCCCCTTCCCAGAGAACGGCCAAAATAGAGATGTGGATGGCCAAAAAGCTGGGTACAGCCCTGGTCCGGGCATACCCGAACCGGCAGTGGGGCGTCCAGGTAAATGTCGCGCACGGCATCCTGATTGTCGTCTGCCCGTCAGTTTCTAACGAAAAGGGCTATCATATTCACATGAAAGGCGATACAATCAACGGACTGGAGCAGCGATGCGTCGCGGCCGGCGGGGAAATCCTTGAGCGTTACGGCATATCCAGGGGAAGAAAAGTGGACGAGGCGGACGTTGAGGGCAACCTGACTTTCAACTTCAAAGACGAGGCGATTGCTATGGACGAGGAAACAATGGACCCGGGAGTCGCGTAATGGACAATATCACCCCGCTCACATTAGACACCCCACGACAAGTGGCCATGCAGATACTGGAAGATACCGCCGAAGACGATGTTAGCCTGGTATGCGCCACCCTGGCCGAAGACGGCTCTGTCCGTATCCATGCAAATCCAATGAGCTCGGACAGAATGTACTACCTGGCCGCACTGATACAAAACTTTGTGCTGAACAAGTCAGCCTAGAGGACTATTCATGAGCGAAGAAGAACGAGATACCTCCGCCCCCTATACCAAAGATCCAGGTCCACCAGGCGACAACCCGCCGATGGGTGGCCTCGTCACGCAAACGGACGCACCCGACGACGAGGTCTTCGAGAACGAAGAAACCGGAGGGGAAGAAGAGATAGATCGTGAGAGCTGGCTGACTGATCGAGCTCGCCAGATATATGATGCCTCGACAAACTACCTGGACTCAAACCTTACAAACAAATGGGAGGAGAACCTCTCCCACTTCAACAGCGAGCATTCGAGCTCGTCCCGTTTTAGCCGCAGCAACTATAAACGCTCCCGCGTGTTCAGACCAAAAACAAGAGCGAACATAAAAAATCAAGAAGCGAACATGGCTGCTGCGGCCTTTTCTACCAAAGAGCTGGTGGACATCCAGCCGAAAGTCAAGAACAACCAGGAGCAGGTAATCTCTGCGAAGGTCACCAAGTCTCTGCTGGAGCACCGTCTCAGCACAAAGATGCCCTGGTTCCTGACCGTTATGGGCGCGTACCAGGACACCAAGAACTACGGTGTCTGCATCACGCACCAGTATTGGAGCTACAAGGAAGACACGGACATTGTCCCGGCGTTTGACGAGTTCAACAAGCCGGTCCTGGACTTTGACGAGGAAACCGGTGAAGCGACACCCATGGGCGTCGAAAGGTCGATTGTACGAGACGACTCCTTGCACTGCGACAACGTGCCTCCCGAGAACTTCAGGTTTGACCCGATGTGTGACTGGCGCGACCCTGTCAATACCAGCCCGTACATCGTATACCTGCAGCCCCTGTATGTGAACGAAGCCCTGGAGCTGATGGAAACGCAAGACCCCAAGACGAACAAGCCGATGTGGAGGAAGTACGCCATGTCGGAGATCCTGGCCACGCGGCGCCAGAACTACGACCGTACCAGGTCCGCACGCGAAGGGCGTGATCGTATTGATCCTGCTGACGAACAGAGCGGAAACGGCTACACCACGGTGTGGGCCCATATGAACATTATCCGGGTTAATGGCGACGATCTGGTTTACTGGACCATGGGCACAGACCTGCTCCTGACTGAGCCAGAGAAGCTGATTGACCTGAACCCGCACCTCCTGGCCGGCGAGCGCCCCTTCACCCTGGGCTTCGCCAACATCGAGACGCACAAGAACTACCCGGCCGGCGACAACGAGCTCGCGGGCCCGCTGCAGCTGGAGATCAACGAAGTAGCCAACCAGCGCATGGACAACGTGAAGCTGGCCCTGAACAAGCGGTACTACGTCAGACGCGGCGGCCAGGTCGACCTGGATGCGCTGGTCCGCAACGTACCTGGTGGCGGCGTCATGATGAATGACCCCGACAAGGACATCAAGACGGTCGAGACCCGTGATGTAACGGGCTCCAGCTATCGCGAGCAGGAAATGCTTGGGCAGGAGATGGACGAGCTGGTAGGCGGCTTCAACCCTGCCGGTGGCCAGCAGCCCGGGCGCCCGGCGGAGTCCAACGGTAACCTGGAGATGCAGGCCGGCAGTGCTGGCGCTGTCCAGGACTACTCGATCCGGATCTTCATGGAGACCTGGATGGAGCCGGCTCTGCGCCAGATGGTGCAGCTGATCCAGATGTACGAAACAGACCAGACCCTGATGACAATCGCCGCGGAAGAGGCGGAGCTCTACACCCGCTACGGCAAGGATGAGGTTACAGATACGATCCTGCAGCAGGAGCTGACAGTGAATGTGAACGTCGGCATCGGCAATACCGATCCGGTCAAGCGCGTGGAGAAGCTGGTCTTTGGTGTGACCAAGGTCGCAGAGCTCCCGGGCATGATCGACCGTATGAAGTCGCCGGCCGTGGCAGACGAGATCTTCGGGTCCCTGGGATACAAGGACAGCACCAGGTTCTTCATGAACGACGAAGAGCTTGCCCAGGACCAGGAAGAAAATCCGCCGGGTCCGCCGCCGGAGATCGAGATACAGCAGCAGGAGCTGGAGAAGAATATCCAGGAAGATCTGCGCAGGCATGAACGCGAGATGATCCAGATACAACAGAAGGACAGGCTTGAATTTGCTCGCCTGGCCCTGGAGAAGGAGATGAAACTGGAAGATCTATACTCCCGCCTGGGTGTCGAGAAGATGAAGGACGAGACCATCCGGGACCAGGCCGCGCTTCGCGAGCGCAACAAGGCTACCGAGATCGCCATTAAACGAACACAGAGTGGAGGCAAGTAATGGGACGCACATATTCATACAACGAAGACGGGACAATCGATAAAACGAAGCTCCAGGGCGACGGGGACCGCGCGAGGCACACCCAGCTGGCAGACGATTCGGACAGCGTTGCTGGTGGCCGCTCTTCCGCCGAGGACTTCAAAGCGATGCAGCTGAAAGGGCAGGACCGCAAGCGAGAGGAGAACACATACAACCGCAAGAAAGCAAAGGCGGAGCGCGCAAACAAGCGGTACTCCCAGCAGCAGATAGCGGCTGCAAGGGCGGAAGCCACAAAGAGCGCCCTGTCCGCGGCACCCTACACCAACAAGGTACAGGAAGCCAAGAAGAAGCAGAAAGCTAAAATGAAGAAAGAAATGAAGCGGAGTTATTACTCAGGCTAAGTAGAGAATTTAAGTTTTTATGGCGAGCAAAAAATCTACCCCGGACGGGGCGATAAAGGAGAAATCGCATGTCAAACGCAGAAAACGTCGATCTAATCAATACCTTAGAATTCGTAGACAGAAACGAGCAAGTACATTTCGCTAGAGCCCAGCTGGGCGAGCAAGTCAAGGATTTCCTACGCGGACCTGCCGGACGATATCTGCATGGCCGCGCCAAACAACAGCTCCAGGAATGCCAGGAGAAAGCCCTGGAGTGCAACCCGAATTCGTTCTTTGGCCGAAGAAAGCTAAAGGCGATACAACGTGACGCCGGTATAGCCAGGTCTTTTATGACCTGGTGCGCTGACGCCATCCAAGAAGGAGAATTCTCATACCGAGAACTGGAAGAAAACTACTCCCAAGACCCAAGAGGATAATATCATGCCATTAGAAGCCACCCAATCGGGCGCTCCCAAGCAGGAAAAAGCGTTCCCGACCCCAGAAACACTTGACAAAGACATCCAAAACAGCGATGATCGCAGTAAGCCGGTCAACCCACGAGACGAAATAATGGCCTCGATGGACGAAAAGATCGACCAGCTGAGGATGCAGGAGATGGAAGAGACCGGATACCTGCCCTCAGACGACACCAACGCGGACGAGTTGGAGCCTGGGCTACAGACCCAGGAGAAGATGCACGAGGAGCCGGCCCCTGTCGAAGAGGCGCTCCCGCAGGATCTGCAGAACGATCCGCTGGCAGAATACATAGTCATGGACGGCGAAGCCGCCATGTTCAGGACCAAGGTTGACGGGGAAGATAAACTGATCCCCCTGGAAGCAGCCAAGGCCCAGCTACAAAAGCACGTAGCCGCAGATGTTCGGCTGCAGCAGGTAGCGAAAGAACGTAAGGAATTAGAGGCCCGCGAAGAGGCCATAAGGCAGAACGAAGCCGCCCTCTCCGCGAGACTCAATTCTCAGCAAAACAGCCCACCATCCGAGGATTCTTCGGACGTGAGCGATCAGGACCTCCAACGGGAGGCCCAAGCAGTCGTCAAAACTCTCTTTACCGGGAGCGAAGACGAAGCCGTCGAGAGCTTAACAGCCCTCCTCGGGAAGACCAACCAAGCCAGTGCGCCGTCGGTCAACCCGAACGAAGTTGTTAGCCAGGCGGTAGCGGCAGCGAGAGCAGAAAGGCTCGCCGAACGAGAACGCGAGGCCCTGGAGGCCAAGCAAGAGGACCTTAACACTGGCTTCGATAAGTTCAGTGAAGAGTATCCAGAGATCGTTGGCGACATCAATTTGTTCCGCTACGCAGACGGCATGACAGATACTATCGCAGAGGAGCATCCCGATTGGGCTCCTTCGAAGGTCATGCACGAAGCAGGTGTTCGCACCCGCGACTGGATCACCAATCTCAAAGGTGATACTGACACGGACCCGGCACCGACTGATCGACACAACCGGAAACGAAACCTGAAGCCTATGCCTCAGACAAGATCGGCGGTACAGGAACGCGAGCAAGAAGCTCCGCCTGAAACGCCACAGAGTATTCTTGCAGATATGAGGAATGCTCGAGGGCAAGGCTAAATAACAATAATTAGGAGGTATTATCATGGCTGGACAAGTTTGGCATACAAATGCCCTTGGTGGATACATGTGGTCCGCCAACCTGAGCCGCAAGCTGCGCACCGCGCTGCAGCCGATGGTTCGATTTCGTCAGTTCTGTGACGCCCGTGAGGCCTTTGGCCTTGGCAAGGGTGATGCATTCAACTGGAACGTCTATTCCGATCTGAGCGATGACGGCGCAGAGCGCACGCTGGAAGAGACCCAGGTGATGCCTGAAAGTAATTTCAGCATTTCCCAGAACTCACTGTCTGTCGGCGAGTACGGCATCAGTGTCCCTTTCACCAAGAAGCTGGACGATCTGTCAGAGCACCCTGTGACTGAAATCATCCACAAGGTCCTGAAGAACGACGCTCGCAAAGCTCTGGACAGCGCCGCTTATGCGCAGTTCAACGCAGCGATCACTCGTGTCCAGGGTGACACCGCAACGTCTATCGTTGTGACCGAGAACGGCACGCCTGCTGGTGTTTCCGTAGAGTTCGCGAAAGAGCACGCCAAACTGGTCGCCGATGAGATGGCCGAGCGTGACATTCCGACTTTCGACGGCAACAACTACATGGCTATCGCCCGCCCGAGCACTCTGCGCGGCTTCAAGGACGACCTGGAATCAATTCACCAGTATACGTCCGAAGGCTGGCACGTGATCATGAACGGCGAAAAGGGTCGTTATGAAGGTATCCGCTATTGCGAGCAGACTAACGTCGCGAGCAAGGGATACACCAACACCGACCAGATCTTCTTCTTCGGTTCTGACACCGTTGTTGAAGCTGTCGCCATTCCGGAAGAGATCCGCGGTAAGATCCCGACTGACTTCGGTCGTAGTCGCGGTATTGCCTGGTACGCTCTCCTGGGCTACGGTCTCGTACACCCGACCGATACGACTCAACAGCGTATCCTGGTTTGGGATTCCACCACATAATCGGAGGAGCATAATATGTCTTCACAATTTTATGACCAGGGTCTGCGCGAAACCTACCGGTTTCCTGCAGCTTCATTAACCGCTGCTGCTGTTGTGGGTCGATTCATCGGCCCCGCTGGCAAAGTCGGTCGCGTAGTTAACGTGTCCAGTGTGGTAACAACCACGCTGACCGTTGACGCTGCGGCTCTCACCGTTGGTAACAACGGCGCAGCACTTCCCGCAACTCACGGCATCCCGACGCTGACGACAGCTGACACGGGCCAGGCCTCTACCTATGCAGAACTCCAGGGCAACACTGACCTGGCAGCTGATACGGTTGTTGAGTTGGCAGCTGATGGTGCTCCTGGTGTCGGCGCTGCCGATGTCGTGGTCACTGTCGACTGGTATTAAACCCATCACTCATTGGAGGTGATATATGAGTAAGCGAGCTGGAACACCTGCTGCAAAGCAGAATGTTGGTCCGCACAAGGCCACACTGAGTAATGGGGGCGGCGCCAAGCAGAAAGATTCTGCTGGCCTGCAGTCCGGTCTCAGCGCACACGCACCGTTTGATTCTGAAAATGGTGGTCCGAAGTATGATTACAACGTGAGCTCACAGTCAGGAATGGCTACCGAGCGCGTCGTTGAAAATCCTGCCAAGGAGTCCGTGTCGAGCAAAGGCAAGTCTTTCGAGATCTGCTAGAACTCATCGGTAATAAACTGTCCCCCGGCCTTCGGGCTGGGGGCTTTTCCGGAGGTACTATTATGGCTTTAACCCCAACCTATCGCACATACGAAGAGTCCGATTTGGATGGCCCCTTCACAGAAGGCAAGTTCCACTCAGGCGAAAGCGTGAAGGACGGTGTCTCCGGAAAGGCTTCCCTGGACACAACATATGAAAACCAGAAAGACGCCGAGGTTGTCAACGCTCGCAGCAAGAGCGAATTGAAGGAAGACGACGCCCTCAAGAAAGGATGCTATTCCCAGAAGATCAAACGATAAAGGAGAACTTATCATGCCACGCAACCCTGAATTTGACTCAAGCAAGCCGTATGCAACAACGCGCGGAATCAAGAACAAAGCTGGTGCCAAGTATGTCCAGGACGGGAAACTGTTCAAGGTAACAGGCGAGTACATCGGCATCGCCCCGGGTCACGACGCTCCCGCCCCAAAGGCGAAAGCAGTCCCCCAGGCAGCCAAGAAAAGCGCGGACGCCAAGAAAAGGGATGCCCTGGCTTCCGCTGCGGACAAACTCAACCTGGACGCTGTTCCAGCATCTGTTAAAGACGCTGCCCGGGAGAACGCCGAAGCACTAGCCGCCGAGGAAAATGCTGAGTGAGCACTTTCCTTGAATTAGTTGAAGATCTACATCGAGAGTCGGGGGCCGCAGGACAGGCCCCCACTACCGTTGTGGGTCAGCGCGGGGAGTACAATCGCCTGATCAACTGGGTCAAGGACGCTGATCTGTACATTCAGGATCTATACGAAAACTGGAAGTTTCAGCGCATGGCCTACTCGGAGGAGACCCTGGTAGGCAACAAGGCCCTGCCGACCGTGCAGGATGCAGCCTGGTACGACGAGAAGACGTTCAAGATTATCGAGAACGGCGAAACAGAAGAGAACCTGATCGAAGTCGTAGAGTATGACGCGATCAAGGGCGAGATCCGTGACACGGAAACAAACGTGCCTTACCGGGTTATTATCATGCCGGACAATACGCTCGAAGTGGACCCGGTCCCGGACGCAGCGCACACGATCAAGTGCGATTACTACAGGAACGCGGTTGAGATGACAGGCAACACCGATGTGTCGGTTATCCCGGAGCGATTCCACAAAGCCATCCTCGGGCAGGCTTTGATGCTGTATGCAGGATATGAGAATGCCCCTGAGATAATGAGCCAGGGAAAGAATGTGTTTGGCCAGCAGATCCAGCGCCTGGAGAACAGCCAGCTTCCCAACAAGTTCAATTCGAGATTCAGAACTGGGGGCGAAATCGACGTAATCGCAGAATAGGGGTAACGCAATGCCTGCAACAAAGACAAACTATTGGCCGCTTGGTGGCGGCTTGGATGTAACGACCCCAGCCCTATCAGTTAAGCCAGGCAGAGCCCTGGCTCTTAACAATTATGAGCCCTGGTTTAATGGCGGATACCGTCGTATAGCCGGGTTCGAACGCTTTGATGGGCGAGACAAGCCGAGTGAGCAGACGTTCACTGGCTTCGACGTGTCTGACGCCTCCTCTCTCACCCTGGGTGACACCGTAACGGACGACGTGTCCGCGGCGACTGGTACTGTCATCGGCATATGGATCGACGACGGAACCTACGGATCAGACGCGATAGGGCTCGCCAAGGTAACAGGCACCTTTGGACTCGGTAACGCCTGCAACACCGCGGCCTTCACAGTTGACCGGGCACCGACCCTCAGATACGCCCCTGACAACGATACAGAGCTCGTGTGGCTCCTGGAGGCCCAGGATCTGTACCGAGTTGATATCGCCGTTGTGCCGGGCGCAGGCGAGGTCCTGGGTATCTGGCAGCGAGACGCCACCGTATACGCAGTACGCGATAATGTCGGCGGCACTGCCGGCATCCTCCACAAGGCCTCCGCCACGGGATGGACGACTACCGGGATAACGATGGCCGAGACTATCTTCTTCGATGGCGGCGGTGGCGGAACAGCCCGTGCCCTGGCTGTAGAGGGCGACACGATCACAGGAGGCACTTCCGGTGCCACTGGTGTCGTTCATAGAGTAATCCAGCTAGGTGGCTCCACAACCAACAACGACGCATATGGATACTATGTACTGACCGGGGTAACCGGCACATTCCAGAACAATGACACCCTCCTGGATACTACTTCCACAGCAGATGCAACGGGAGCCAACGAGGCGTTCGCCTTCGACCCGGACGGCGAGTACAGGTTCGTCAACCACAACTTCTATGGTGGGGCAGGGACCTTCCGCACGTATGGCGTGAGTGCGGTAGGCCCGGCTTTTGAGATCGACGAGAACGATATCGTCAGTCCGATCCTGTTCCCGGAGATAGCTTTCGGCGAGCAGCCGGATCACAACACCCCCTACCTGATTGAGACACACAGGAACTATCTGTTCCTGGCATACCCTGGCGGCCGGTTCGCGCACAGCGTCAATGGCGAGCCTCTGATATTCGATGGCTTCCTGGGTGCGGCTGAGTTTGGCATAGGGGACGAGATAACAGGCATGCAGTCCGTGGTGGGCGCGGTCCTGGCCCTTACGACCACCAGGGAGACCCGTGGTCTCTTCGGTAAAGATACCAGTGACTGGGAGATGCGTCTCCTGGCGGAGAAAACCGGCGGCGCTCTGTACTCTGTACAGAAGCTGGATACAGTGTATGCCCTGGATGACCTGGGTATCACCAGCCTAGCGCGTGTAGACAAGTTCGGTGACTTCGTAGGCGCAACAGTGTCGCACGCTGTGCAGCCCCTGGTGAACCAGCTACGTGACAAGGTCACAGCCTCCACCGTGGTTCGCGGCTCGAATCAGTACCGGGTATATTTCAGCGATAACACCGCCCTGATCATGTACGTGCCCAACGCGGGCATGAACATCGACCAGCGCACACAGACCGACATGCAGGTCCACTTCGGGTTCCTGGTGTATCCCTTCCCGGTGAAGCGCATCTACAATACAGAAGACGACGGAGGGATAGAGCGTACATATTTCGCGTCAACCGACGGGTACGTCTATGAGGACCAGATTGGATTCAACTTTGACGGAGAAGTGATCCCCAGCGCGTGCCGACTCGTATTCAATCAAGTAGGAAGCCCTTCATACCGCAAGCGTTTTCGCAGGGCTGTCCTGGAGCTGGAGTCTCAGAAGCCCCTGGATCTGAAGGTTATCTCAGATCTGACATATGGCGATCAGGACTCTGCATCAGGTAACTCTGATATTGAAATTGCTGCAGGCGGCGGGTTCTACGACATTGATAACTGGGACGAATTCTTCTTCGATGGACAAACGGTATCTACCGCAGTGGCGGGCCTGACGGGCACCGGATCCAACCTCGGCCTGCTGATCTATAACTCGACAGCTGTGGCGAGACCCTTTATACTACAGGGCATCACGATACACTACGAACATCGGAGGCTCCAGCGGTAATGGCTAATACATATTACGTTTTCTCGCCCGCGTTCATCCCAGGTCAAAAGGTACGATCTGATGAGGTGAATACGCAGTATTCCTCCATTGAGACGGCGTTTGACCTCATGCCGGCCGATAACTCAGCGATCTCCCGGGGCACCACGTACCTCGGAGTCGATTCGGGAACAGCGAATGCTATCGATGTCACTCTGACCGACCCCAGGACGAGCTACCAGGACGGCGACCAGATATCCTGGAAATCGACAAACACAAACACCGGCGCAGCCACTATCGATATCGACGGCGTAGGCCCTGTCTCCATTGTGGGTGCGGACGGCAACCCCCTGGGCGCAGGTGATGTGACGGCCGGACTTTACTACACAGCTATCTTTGATAGCACCAACAACAGATGGCAGATGCTTGGCGCATCCGCTGCGGCTCTTGCCGCTGCCGACGACCGTGTTACCTGGGCTGCAGAATGGGCCACAGAGGTCGAAGACACCCTGGTATCTGTTGCTGCCGGCGGGGACGGGGCGTCGGATTACTCAGCTCTACACTGGGCCGCCAAGGCCTCTGCAAGCGCGTCAGCCGCGTCTACGAGCGAGGGCAACGCATCCACTAGCGAGACCAACGCGGCAGCCAGTGAGGCTGCTGCAGCGGCCAGTGCTGCAGGCGTGAACCTCCCCTCTGTGGGTGTAGGTGACGCCACCAAGATGCTCCAGGTCAACGGGGCAGAAACTGGGTGGGAGTTTATCGCCCAGGGTACAGGTGGCGGCCTGGATGCCGACACAGTCGACGGCAACGAAGCCTCGGCTCTCCTGGCACGCGCCAACCACACGGGCACGCAGACGATGGCTACTATCTCGGATGCAGGCGCCCTGGCGGTTCTAAACACGATCAACAACAGTAACTGGAGTGGTGCAGATCTGTCCGTCGCTAACGGCGGGACTGGGGCAAGCACTCTCACACAGTACGCCGCGCTCATCGGCAACGGCACCGGGGCGATTGCTACCGCCGTACCAACCACAGAAGGATGGCCTCTGGCCTCCCAGGGTGCATCCTCATCACCGGCGTTCTCCCCGGACATCGTCCTGGAAACGGCATTCTTCACGCTACATTCCAACGGCAACACAGGCTCGACAATCACGATTGATTGGAACGACGGCAGCAAACAAGACATGACGGTAACTGCTAACTGCACGGTATCCTTCACTGCGCCAGCTAGTGGTGCGGGTAACTTCGTAATCAAAGTGGTCCAGGATGGCACAGGGGGAAGGACGCTGGCTTGGCCTGCAGCGGTTAAGTGGCCTGGTGGCACAGAGCCTACGCTTTCGACCGACGCAGGCGCCGTTGATGTATTCACCTTCTTCTACGATAGCGCGTCCTGGTTCGGCGCTGTTTTACAGGATATGAGTTAATGCCAACGGTTACAATACAACCAACGACAGCAGCCTCCACCGATTATGGTGTTGCGGAGTCATATCATGCCTCTAGCTATTTCAGTGCAGTGGCAGGGAACTCGGCAGTAGAGACCACCGCCTTCTCTACCGAGGGGTGGGCGGGGCTAAAAGTCGCTTCCGGGGCGTTCACGGCCTACGAAACTTTTATAAGATTCGATCTCAGCCCAATCCCGGACGGAGCGGTAATCAATGACGCTTCTCTGGAAATATGGCCGACTAACATACGGACGGACGGGGGCTCTTTTATATTGGAGGCCTACAATTTTGAATTTGATCTACTGCGAATCAATGTCCCAACCTATTCGAATGACTGGAGAGATATCGGTGGGTTAAATGCTCTCGTTACCGCGAATAGAAATATATGCGCCGAGAATTCAGGTGCTTTGGGCACTGGAGCGTATGTAGAGCTATTGGACTCGAAGACTAATTTTGTAGCACGGGTGCAGCAGCAACTGGATGCGAGAGCATCGTTCTCTGTCGTGTTCGCGACGAATAAAATGAGGCAGGGCTTACCCCCAACAGACGACAGACGCGCCAAGTTCTACGCCGCGACCGCCGCAGCCAACAGGGCCCCGAAGCTAACCATTGACTATACTGCGCCTCCCGGCGTCTCACTGCTTATGGGAGTAAGTTTATAATGTCAAACTATTACGCAATCACGACTACCTTCATCCCGGGACAAAAGGTACGCTCGGATGAGGTGAACGCAGAGCTAGCCGGGATCTCTGCAGGATTCGACAACCTGCCGACCTCCACGGAAGCAATTATCCGCGGCACAAGCTACAAGGGCACGGAGAGCGGCACCGGCAACAGCTACATTCTCACGATGGACGATACCCGGTCGAGCTACGTCGCTGGAGACAGGGTCTTCTTCAGGGCGACACATACGAACACAGGCGCCACGAATATCAATGTAGATGGCCTGGGGCTGAAGTCCCTGGTGAAAGCGGACGGCGACCCCTGTACGGCCGGCGATATTATCAGCGGCCTGTATTATGACGCCGTGTATGACGTAACCGGTAACCAGTTCCAGTTGCTCTCCGTGAACGCAAATATCATAGCGGACTCGTCCATACAAGCCGGGTACTCCCAGGAGTGGGCCACTAACCCCGAAGACACCCTTATATCCACGGCAGCTGGTGGTAACGGTACAACCGATTACTCCTCCCTTCACTGGGCCGCGAAAGCAGCTGCAGATGTTCTGCTAACAAACGCGGATGTTGTATCGACAAACGCAGATGTTGTGTTAACAAACGCAGATGTCGTGTTAACAAACGCAGATGTCGTGTTAACAAACGCAGATGTTGTATCGACAGACAACAACGTGACGTACTCGTCCGAGTGGGCCATAAAGGCAGAAGACGTATTGATCTCTGTAGCCGCCGGCGGTAACGGGACAACCGACTACTCCGCTCTTCATTGGGCAGCGAAGGCGGCGGCCAGCGCCTCCGCGGCAAGCACAAGCGAAACCAACGCCGAAGGGTATGCAACAGCGGCCTCCGGCGATGCGGTGGCAACGGCCGCCGACCTGGTGCAGACAAACCTTGACCAGATCAGCTGCGATGCCGACGCCACGGCTGCCGCAGCCAGCGCCGCCGCCGCGCTCGTCAGTGAAAACAACGCAGCCGCTTCATATGACTCATTCGACGACAGGTATCTCGGCTCAAAGGCCAGCGACCCCACACTGGACAATGACGGCGCTGCGCTGCTGACCGGTGCGCTGTACTGGAACTCAGTCAACAATACAATGAGAGCGTACTCTGGGACGGTGTGGCAGGACGTAGGTTCCTCTACCGCGAACGTAACAGAGTTCACCGCCACCGCCGGACAAACAACATTCTCCGGAGCGGACGATAATGCGAAGACACTGAGCTACACGTCAGGCTTCTTGCAGGTCTATCTCAACGGTGTCCTGCTTGAAAACACCACCGATTATACCGCGACCAACGGCACGTCTATTGTTCTGACCTCCGGCGCAGCTGCCGGCGACATGCTGCAGGGCTTCGGGTTCGGCACCTTTGATATAGCTAACCACTACACGAAGACCGAGATAGACGCGAACAAGTACGACAAGACAGAGGTCGACGCCAACACGTACACCCGGACCCAGGTCAAAGAACTGATACCGCGCCGAAACATGATCATCAACGGCGACTTTGATGTCTCCCAACGAAACGGTGCCATAACCGGCGTCGCTTCTACGGACTGGCCTGCAGACAGGTGGAGGGTTTATAAGAGTGGCGCTGCCGTGTGGAACACCAGCTTCGCTACGGCTCACACAAGCGGGATAGAGCACTATATGCACTTCGTCGTAACTACGGCGGACGCCAGCCTGGCGGCCGGCGACTACCTGACCATGCAGCAGCAGATCGAAGGCCGGACCACACGGCGGGCCCTGTTCGGCAGCTCCGCAGCGAAGGACATCACCCTGAGCTTCTGGCACGCCCACACCAAGACGGGCACTCACTCGGTTACGATAAGGAACGGCGACAGCACGAGGTACTACACGGCTGAGTATACCCAGACCACAACCAACACATGGGAGAAGGCTGAGATAACCATACCGGGAGACACCAGCGGTACGTGGGCGACGGATGGCACCGCGGGGCTTGGCGTTCTGTTTAATCTATACGCGGGTTCTACCTACTCAACAGCGGCGTCAAGCGCATGGGCAACCGGGCTCAAGTTCGGCACTACTAACTCGGTCAACAACGGCGACAGCGTAGACAATTTCTGCAGGTTTGCGCAGGTACAGCTTGAGGTGGGCAGCGAGGCCACGGCCTACGAGTACAAGACATATCATGAGAACTACCTCGAGTGCATGCGGTACTACGAGAAGAGCTTCAGCGCCTCCGCGTACCCCGGCGTGTCAGCCTCTTACGTAGGCGCGAAGAGATACACGATGGTTCAGGATGCCACGGCCACGGGGGATAACTGTCACGCGCTTTCCGAGACCTTCCTTGTCATGAAGCGGGCTACCCCAACGATGACAGCCTATGCACCGTCCACGGGCACCGTAGACAAGGTCTACGACATCTCAAACAGCACCGACCGAGCCCTAAATACGATTAATAAGTCAAACGTACACCATACCGGGTGGCCGGTGCTTACCGGTAGCCGCACCACCGGTACCGTGCTGACTTGGCACTGGACAGCAGAATCGGAGATATCCTAATGAGCCTAGCAAGAGACACCGCCGACTACGGGCACATCAAAACAGCCCGCAAGAACCTTCTCATTAACGGTGACTTCGACATCGCGCAGCGCGGGGCGAGCTTCGTCGCGCACACTGCGGGTGATTATACGCTGGACCGGTGGTTCGCCACCCACGTCGGGGCGATGGTGTATTCGTGCTTTCAACTAGGCACGTCGAGCGACCTCCCTTTTCGGCACTACCACCGGATCGACGTGACCACGGCGGACGCCACGATGGCCGCGGGCGACGTAACGCACCTTACACAGAAGATAGAAGGTTACAACATTCACTATCTAAACTGGGGTCAAGCGTCGGCGAAGGACCTGACTATCAGCTTCTGGCATCGCCACACCAAGACCGGGACACAGAGCGTGGCTTTCCGTAACTCGGCCGGCGACCGCTGTTATGTAGCTGAATACACCCAGTCCGTAACCAACGAATGGGAGTACGCCGAGGTAACGATCCCCGGCTGCACCGACGGCACCTGGCTGGAAGATGCGAATGTAGGACTGTCCGTTTCCTTCGCGGCGGCGTGCGGTTCCACCTACACCGGCACACCGGGTAGCTGGATATCCGGCACCAACACCATCGCGTCCACTAACCAAGTTAATAACATGGATAATGTGAACAACGTGTTCGACATCGCCCATGTACAGCTGGAAGCGGGCACCCAGGCAACCGATTGGGATTTCCGCGACATCGGAACAGAGCTCGCAGCGTGCCAGCGGTATTACCAGAAGCTGTTTTTCGTCAACTACCGTCCTTTTGGCATCGGACGAACTGCTGGTTCCGGTACCCTTTTAGGCGCCACGCAAACCCTGATAACGGAGATGAGAGCAGCGCCAACCGTGTCGAACACCAGCAACGGGATGTCGCGGACGAGGACGAGCGACTTCGCGGGCACCGCGATTACCGCCGCCACGGACTTCTTTGTCGCGAGTGGGACGCGACAGATCCATCTCGAGATCGCCAGCGAAGGAACCACCAATGAGACGTATGCGATGGTGTTCCAAACCGACACAAGTGTGTACTGCGACGCAGAATTTTAATAGGAGTGAACAACAATGGCTAAATACAAACTAACTACAAGCGGGTGCCTCGACACCGAGCGCGGACACCACATCCCAAACGATCCGGGCAACCGCCATTGGGCGGAATACCTCCAGTGGGTGGCAGAAGGCAATACGCCGGACCCGGAAGACGTGCCGCCTCCTCCGACGCCACAAGAGATCCTGAACGCGGATCTGTTGCAGACGGACAAGGAGATGCTGCGCGGATTCGATTGGCTCTTACAAACGCTTGTTCAAAAAGGTATAATCGACTTAGCCGAGATCCCCCCGGCTCTCAAAGATCTGTACCTTGAACGAAAAGCACTTAGAGGACAATAAGTTATGGCTACCAAACCGGTAAACACAACCGAAATAAAAGAGTCCGGTCAAAGCGACATCTCTTATAAAAAGACTGGCGGCCTGAAAACCAAGCAGGCGAAAACCCAGAATGTTCAGATGCCGACCGACGCGCCTTCGACCGCGGTGAAGGCCTCTGACAACTTGTCGCAGGGCACGGCCGAAGGATACTCCGCCAGCACGCAAGACATGGCGGCGGGCGCAGACGCGGCCGGCCAGATGAACAAGATCACCTCGGAAGACAGCCCGATGATGCGCCAGGCTCGCCAGGAAGGAATGCTTTCCGCTGCGAAACGCGGCCTGGGCAACAGTTCTATCTCGGCGGGCGCCAGCCAGGCAGCCGCCACCAAGGCCGCTCTCCCCCTGGCACAGCAGAACGCTGCAAACGAGCAGCAGCAGTCCATGGCGAACCAGGCAGCAACAAACCGGGCCACCGAGATATCAACACTCGAGCAGAACAAGATGGAAGCCCAGAACATAGCGGAGGCCAACCGACTTGCGGGGCTGGATGCCACAGAGCAGAACAAGATGATCCAGCAGTACGACGAGCAGGCCTTCAAGGCTGCCGTCACCGATGCTACCGAGAAGAACAAGGCGGCCATGCAGAAGTTTTCCGGGGACCAGGAGATCATGCAGACCTGGATGTCCGGCGAGATCTCAAAGAACCTGGCGCACCTCAACGGGCAGTACCAGCAGGTTATCACGCAGAACCAGACTGCAGCCCAGATGTACGGCAACACCCTGGATTCGCTGGCAGATATGTGGGCCAACCCCGAGGTTCCGATGAAACAGAAGAACGCCTTCGCTACCAGCGCAATGAACTTCCTGGAGGGCGGGCTGAAGGTCACCGCCAGCATCACAAACATGGACTTTAAGACGGGAATGCCATGATCATAAGACCGGGAGAAATGCAGGACAAGCGCGAGATTTTCGCAATTGCGAAGCAGCAGGTCGCCAGGCTGCCTAAGCTCAGGCCGGACCTGGACAGGATCAACAACGTGATCGTTACTGTGCTAAATGACCCGA